TATATTGTCTTTATTTAATTCGTAATTAATATGCTTATCTGGATTACTAAATGCATCTTGTATAAATAGATCTTCTAGCTGTGATATATCTAATGGTTTTAAGAATTCTATATCGTATTGCCCAAACACTAAGTTTAAAGCTAACATTGTTTCTCTATAGGATTTGTTCTCCATTATTTACCGTATTTTTCTTTCATTCTCATCTCCCATAAAGCATATTGATCTACACCAAAATGATATAATGCTAACACAGTAGCAAATACTCCTATAACTGCAAATATGTTTATTATTATTTCCATTATAGATTAGTAATTATATTATCTAATACTACAAGTAATATAGCAGCAAACCATATAACTAATACGTATGATATGTTTAATAATTTTTGTTTCATACCTCTAAGTTAATAACTATATTTTAATTATCAAAATTATTTAATAACTTTTTTTTATTTATATTTGAATTATGAAAATAACTAAAACAAAATTGACTACGAATGCAGCTAGAGATTCATTCTTACTCTTATGGTTTGTAGACAATAGATTAAAGTCTAAAGTATTTACTAGCGAACAAGAAGCTCTAGATTATCAAGACTTGTTATTAAGTACTAACGAATAGCATACTTACCATAGTTAGGTTTGCTCATTAAACTATAGGTTGCATATCTGGTTGCATCAGGTAAGTGATCAGCACCATCATTAGGTATGTTTGTTAACCTATTAGCTTTATCTTTCTTCCATCTATAATCTCTAAACTCTTTTATAGCATTTACAGATGTTTCTGTTATATGTAGTTTGTATCGCTTTAATAGATCTATACCAGCCATAATACTATTCTGTCCTTTAACACTTGGTCTTATATTGTTTCCCATTCTTTTAAGCTCGTCTATTAACCGTACTTCTGCTGAATCACCAAAGCATAGCTTATTGTCTTTATTATGCTCTAGAAAGAATCTATGTATGTCTGCTGTAGTCATCATAGTTCTATAAAGTAATTCATTAATATATAAGTTGTGATCTTTCTGATATACCTCTACTGCACAAGTAGGATCATTTGTATAACCAAAGTCCATACCTATAGATAAGAACTTAGCATCCTCTGGTATTTTATTTATTGTACTAAAGCTAAATATCTGTGTTCTTGATAGCGCTCTTTCACCTAAACCAAATACTTGCCAATATTCATCATCTGTTTCTTTAAGTCTTTCTAATTCGTGTACAAGTGTTTTATCTATAAATGGATTGTCTTTATATGTAGTCTTATAAAACACAGCATCATCTCTAGTTTCTACTTTATCATATATCCAATGGTTTGCTTCACTAGGGTTATAATCTATTATTATCTGTCCTTCTGTTCTAAATATTAATTGCTGCCAACTATCCCAATCTATTTCATTACACTCATTTACGAATAATAAGTTTCTTTTTCTACCACGTATCTTAGCTGGTTGATCTAATGATATAAACTCTATGGTGTTGTTGTTTAGATAGTATTCGCTATTACTCTTATTATGGTCTTTCTCAGTATATAATTCATAGTTCTTTAGTATATCTAAAAAGTCACGCATAACAGTACCACGTAAACTAGGGAAAGTTTTACGACAGATAGTTATTATAGTGTTAGAGTTATTAGCGCAATAGTCAAATATAATCCATATTAGTAAGTTAAATGTCTTACCACTTCTACTACCACCTTGTTCTATTAAGATTTTTTTATCTGACCTACTAAATTTATAGGCGTGATTATAAATACAATTAGTCTGTACTTTCTGAGTCATTGTCTAATACGATAACTTCATAAGTCGGTTGCTCTTGAACTAACGTTACGTTTTGTGTTTCTGTTGGTTTACCTAATCTATAATTAAACCATAATTGTAATGACTTAGTACATCCTTTTTTTATTCCGTCTATTAAAGTTTTAACTGCTAAACCATCATACATTGATAGCTCCTCAATTAATTGTAATTCTTGTGACTTTGTTTTTCTTCCTGATCCTATACGTTTACCTCCCCAACTCATAATTAATTTCTTTTACCTTGACCTCTATATTTCTTTTTAAATCCTGTTTGATTGCGGCTCGCATTTTTAGAATGTACACCAGGTCTTTTCTTTTTAGGTTTAAATATATAGTTACTTATTACTTTTCTTGCCACTTGAAAAAACTTGATTAATCAAATATATAATACTTTTTTCGTACTTTTTTTAATATGTCCATTCACTTTCATCTAAAAACACTTTATCTTTTACCATAGTATCTATTTGTGCTGCCATCTTCATTAGTGTATCTGCAGGTAAGTATTTTAGTTTAGATTTTATATATGCAGTTGTGTTTGCTCTGTTTTTAAAATCTGGTTTAGCAAATAAACCATTAAACCATTCTTGCATTCTTGCATTATTATGTTCATACACTTCAAACATTCTTATACTGTGTGTTAGTGTTGCATTATCCATATTAAAACCTAATTGGTTAAATATCTTTATTATATCTTTATTACGTAGTTTGTAATAGTGTCTTAGTATGTGTACAAAAAATGATCTTGCTTCTACATATTCTTGGTCTCTTTTCTTTTGTAAAAAGTTTATACCTGTTACGTCTTTAACTTCTTTTGCTATTCTGTATGTTTCTCTCATAGTTTACTAAATTATTAATATTTCTTTATATATCAAAGGTTTATCTCTATATAGTAGTCGTCTAGTTCTGGTTCGTCTTGCTCAAAGTGTTGCGCATAAACATTAAGTGCATACGCTACTTTATCCCTACCACTCTGTATAAACTCTTTGCTTACAGGTTTACTTATACCTATATCTCTAGATCCTTTATCTATTACTACAAACCTAAAGTTAGGTGTATTAAATATCTCTGTATATAAATATGCTTGTACGTCATAGTGAAAGTTATACGCACTATGTTCAAAACCTTTTATGTTACTTGTTGTTTTAAGATCACACACATAGTCTTTAGCTAACACATCTGCTTTAGCACGAAATGGTTGACCTTGTACCAATGCTACACCAGGATACTCTGTCTTACATCCTTTTATCATTTGCATAGCAGGTTCGTTACGATAAAATGCTTCTGCTAATCTTTCTGCATCATTCTTTTCTTTCATAGTAAATACTTCACCGTGTTCTTCTTTAGCCATTTTAAATTTCTTTGTGTTCTTGCTTTGCACATCTATATATATCTGTGATTCAAATACATCATTCTCTAATATAGCAGTATGTGTTAACCACCCATCTCTTAGTGCTTGGCTTTTAGGTGATCCATACTTCATTACATTATAGTATGTTTTAGGTGACTCTAGTAATAGTTTTATACTTGAGCTGCTAAACGCCCATTTATTCATAAAGCCATAATAAAAGTCATCATCTAGCATTTTAGATAACAGTTCTGTTTTATCGTAGTATTTTCCGTCTAATAGTTTTATTTGATTTTCTAGCATATCTAATATTATAAGATCCAATTATTTATTTTTTTCTATATATTTCTGTAGGTTAGCTAACGCTCTCCAAGCTACTTTAGCATCGTGTGGTATACCATCATCATCTAATGTACCGCAGTCTATTAAATGTCTTGCAAGTGCATCTAATTCATCTGTAGATTTATTTCTATCCCAATGTAAAGGTTTATCTGGATGGTGTTGCTGGTTTCCTATATAACTTACCTGTGCTACCATTTTAAGTGCATCAGGAAAGTATTTTACTACACCAGAGTATACAGGTATTTGTTTTCGTTTGTCGTGTTTATTAAAATTCTTCATATGTCATTCTATATGTTAAATAAATATATATGTCGTTATCTACTAATTTATATCTTTTACCTTCCATCTCAAACCTAAATATAAATGTAAACAACTCTACTTCTATTTCACTTCCTACTTCTGGTACACTATCGAAATCTAACCATAAAGAGTTTACTGTGTCTAGTAGTTTGTTTTCTACATCTTCAGAGGGTTCTTGTCCTACTATGTCAGTCAAGATGTGTATCTTCATATTTCTTTAATTGTTGTTTAGCTTCGT